TGGGGGTGTAACCTTGTTTCTCAGTGTATGCCCAAAAGAGCAACATCGCAAACAACCGGATATGAGCTCGGATATTGTCAACAGTGGTTGAGTTTGAACCTGAACAGTTGGACCATCCTTCTTTGGATATGACCCGACCATCGAGTAATCGTATGAGGGGACAAATTAAATTATCTGCCATCCACTCAAACTCTGATAAGTCCTCATCTTTCTGAAAATCGCGAGAATAGCGATATACTTCATCTAATAGAGATAGGAACTTATCCCACCCTGAAACATCATAAGAGATCTGGTGTTTTTTAGTTAAAAGTTTGTATGCTAGAGAGTTGAATCCGCCCATATACGGGTTAAAACCATAAGCTGACCATTTGTAGTTTTTCATCCTTTCGGACACCTTCAACACAAATTTCTTCTGCGTGAGAGCAAAATCAGCTGGGGGAATCTGAAAGATACGTAGCTTGAGCCGCTTTATATCTTCAAGTTTCAAAACCTCGTTCTTTCCACTGGTGTTCCAAATCACTCGGCGGTTCCGTTTTTGGCTTCTGAACACAGCCCATTCCGGATGGTTAAAGAGCTCACCCTTGGATCTAATACCCAAATGAGTGGCGGGCCAACCGGGTGACTTGGTCAAGTCAACAGAGGCAAAAACATCTTCATCACATGATATGGGATTTCGCTCCGTACTTTCATACTGATCGGCATACAAAGCCCTGGCAAAAAGGGTTGCTTCGCGATCACTTTTGTGTGTAAAGTCTTTGGTGCCTTTATCATCCCACGATAAAACAGTTGCTCCGTAATTCTCTGGGGTTGTGAGTACATAGCCAAAGCCACCCTTCCTATTGCGATAAAGACGGGTGTTTTTAAGGGTAGCCATGGCATGTGGGGAATCCTTGATCACAAAGAGGTTTTTTCCAGTGATAGAAGATCGTGGCAGTAAGCCTACAGTCTTCATATTCTTGAAAATCTCAACCCCTACAAAGGGTCTCATCACTGGAACTCCTTGTAACGAAGCCGCTTCCACAGCTGCCGAAGGTAGG